CATCTCGTATAGGTAAGGGCGGCACTGGGGTATTCTCAGTATCTAATACATATAACTCTCAATTAGAAGGAATTTACTTTGATATATTAAATGATAAAAAAGTACCTATAAGAGTATATGTAACAAGTGAATATCAAGAGAAAAAAGTAAATGGTGTATGGTATTCTCGATTACCAATGAGTTACAAGTATAATATACATGGAGAACTAAAAAATAATAGTCATAAAGCTTTTCAATCAGCTGCTGTCGATGAAGAAAAAGAACAAATACTTTCTCGTTTAGGTATTAATAGTATGTTTTATCCTTCTATTATAGCTCTATTAGAATTAGGGTATAGTGAAGAAGATATTTCATACATAATAAATGTGCCTTCTATAAAATACTATATAGAAAAAGCATCTATGCATGGAGATAGTACAACTCCATTATCTATAACTGATGCTAAAGCAAAAGCACAATTAGAAACACTAAAACAATTTGGGTTTGAAGCCGAAAACTCAAATATAGACCAATTTGATACTTATCCATTACAACAAATAAAAGATGTTGCTTTGTTTAGTGGTAATGCAGCTATAGAACAATTACCAATTAATTATAAAGAAATTAATTTAACTGTATTTCTAAGATTCATAAAAGCTACTGAATTAGGAGAAACTATTCAAAGTATTGCTTCTAGTATAAATAATCACTCTAAAGGATTAGGAAAGACTATATTCTATGTTAATACTAAAATAGAACGAGTAGAAGATTATTCAAGAAGTAAAACTGTCATAGGGTATGATGATTTACTAAAAAATAATGTATCTGGGTTATCTATATTTTACTCATTATTTAGTGCCCATTACTTTGCTAATACTAAAAATGCATACGATTTATTAGGTATAGAAAGCGATTCTTTCAAAGGAATGTATAAACTTATTTCTTTAATGTCTAAAAGAGCAATAAAAGAAGTACGTATAGAATCTGAAGCAGAAAGAAAAAAAGATATATTTAATGAATTTAAGTCTTACTTATTTTTAATGGCATTAAATAGATTGTACTCTTATTTATCTGATACACCTATATCTCAGTCAGATATAGATTTTAATAGAGAAAGAGAAAGGCTATTTATTGATACTCCAACCAACAAAAGCTTAGTTACTAGAACACAAGAAGCTAAAAAGAAATATGGCTTATCTAATTCATTTATAAATAAGCTAGATACAGTTACAGATTTACTACAATCTAGATATAAAGTAGTCACTTATAATGGAGCTGCTGGATTAAGTGTTGATGAAACAAGTACTTATCAAGGGTTTGCTGATTTATTTAACAATCCTGAAACTGTAGCATTAGGTATGGATTACATATTAGCTAGTTATTTAAGTGGCGGTATACAAAAAGCTATGCAATACGTAAGATATATACCTCCTACTATATTATTAAATTCAGGGTTTTTAACTACTCTTAGTAATATGGATTATAATAATACTGAATTATTTGGTTTAGAATCTATTGGGGATGGTAAATTTCTAAAAATACCTCCATTTGTATATCAATTTTTTCAAAATTATCCAGAAGAAGCCCCTGCCTTTAAATTTACTGGGGGCACTAATGATGACTTTACACCAGATAGTGAGTTGTATGGCAATATAACTACTTTTAAAGATAGAAAAAGTAAACAAAATAGTATTTATGCTAAGTTAATACCTAAAAGTGATAATGTTATTAAAAATGGTATGTTTATGCCGGTTATTAGAGTTAGCTTTAAACTTAAAGGACAAAAAACAGCTAGTCATTATTTTTTATATGCATTTGATTATTCTTCAGGAGTATATAAAGTAATGGATACAGCAACTGCACCTAGAATAACTCAATATGACCCTAATAATATGATTGTTCATGATGTTTATAACCCTGTATCCGAATTAATTAAGTTTGATAATACTATAAAATATGTAGATGCTGCTGAAGATGGGGATTTTGATATGCTACCATCTGTTAGTACTGATACTGCATTAACTAGTAAAGATAATATATCTATAAAAGAAATTCAAAGTATTTTATTAAAAGATACTAATGATGTTTATATGGATACATTAGCCTCCTATATATATAGTATCATTAAGAATGATAAAAATGGATTAAAAGTAAACCAAATGGCTGGGTATGGTGCTGTTAATTCTTACAACAATACTACTAAAACAGTTACATTTGCAGCTTCAGATAGTGCCAAAACTAAAAGGCACTTGTTACATGAATTATTACATCATATACTAAATCCAATAACTCGTAATCCTGTTACTCCAAATCAAAAAAGAGTAATAAAAGAGCTAGATGCTATTCGTAAAGCTGCTAGAAATGCTCTACAATTATATAAAATGGGGGATACTTCTATGCTTATAGACCCTAGAGCATTAGAAAACTTTGATATTGATGAATTACTGTTATTTGAACAGTTATATAAACAATATGTAGAAGCAGCTAGAAAAGGTCCAGAAGCATTAAGGCAATTTACTAGCAATGTTAATAGTAATCCAGAAGTATTAAGTAAAGGCACTAATTTCAATGAATTAAGAGATAAATACTATGCTTTTATAGAATATCACGGAAAGAATAATCCACAAGATTTATCCGAATTTGTAAATGCTGTTTTAGATTCTTATGAAGTAAAAAATTTATTAAATAATATTAAAGATTTTAATGAAGATAATCTATTTCTTAGTTTTATAAATAAAATTTATAAATTATTAGAAAATACTTTAAAATCTATGGGTATTACTGTTAGAGATGGTGCACTATTAAAAAGAGCCTTAGTAAATATAGTTAGTTTAACTGAAACTACTAACTCTAATACTGGTAATAACATAGATTATATGCCTAAAATAGACCCTATAACAGAAAGGCTTACAAAAGCGTATAATGATACAAGAATAGCTGACTATGGCTATGATGTTCAAAGTATGAAGACTATGCTCAAAATATTAAGTGTAGATAGACACTATGACATAGAAGATTTTATGAGTTATATATACTGTAATTTTAGTAAATAATGAGTTGTATAAATAAAGAACATCCAAGGTTTAAAGAGTTTTCTTCTAGATATGGAGATTTTATAACAGAGTATGTAATTAGATCTTACTTTAATATGCATGCTCCAAATGCTGATTTAGCTACCTCTGGTGATGAGTATGGTAAAGCAATAGGGGCTCTTAGTTACTTTGGTAATGATTATGAAAAAGAAAAATTTAAATTAAAAGTAGCTAAACCTTTAATAGATACTATTATAAAATATCCTTTTATAACTGGTTATAAAGGTGAATACTTATCTAACTTTCTAAAAAGTACTAGTTTACTTACTAGAACTGCTGAAAATACTAATTTTGATGCTTTTGCTGCTACTAATAATACAGGAGCTAAACCATTTTTTAAGTATTTAGTAAGTAAGTACCCTAGAATAATGGAATTATCTAGGAATCCTAAGGTATTATTATTTTTTAAAGATGCTTTAGATAGAGAATATGCTAATCAGCAACAACTAAAATTAGATTTTTTACCAACAGTAGACAATAATAGTTATGATAAATTTATAACTTTTCAAAAAGAAGAAAGGCTTAAAGAAGCTTTTTATAAACAATTTAGAGTTTTAGGTGAAAGAAAAAAAGAAGCATTAGAAAACAATGATAAGGCTTTAGCTGATAGTATTGATAAAGAAATTACGTTATTAAATAATCAAAAAGAAGAACTAAGTAAACGTATAGAAGAGTTTGAAAGTGACCCAAATTTAGCTCATGTTATTGGGCTAATGAACAGAGATTTAATGGATTTAAATAGAATATTAAATCTAACTGAAGTTACTGCTGCTCAAATGCTTCAAGTAGATACTATATACAAGTTTTATACTAATAATGCAACTATAAATGTTTTAGAAAACGACCTATTTACAGAAATTGAAAAAGGTATAAAATTAAATGGGCGATATGTAGTTGACCCTAGTATATTTTATTTAGAGTATAAAAATATCGTTGAAGAAATCAGTAAGAAATTAATTAGTATTAGAGATAAAAAACAGAGTATTATAGTTAAACTATTATATGAAGGCAATAAAGAAACTATAGATAAGGAATTAGGTGCAGTTATAGAAGATATAGAACCCGAACAAATACTTAAATCATTAGCTGTACTATATGGTTTATATTATAATGATGAAGAGGGTAATTTTGAAGATGCTATCAATATAACTCAAAGAGCCCAGCCAATAGGAGACTTGCCTTATTATTTTAGAGATTTAAGTACAGTAAATAACCCTTTAACTAGACTTATATATAATACTATATATAATATAAATGAAAAAACTAGAGCTGAATATTACTTATTTGAAGAAGAATCAGATAGAATAAATAATAATTTTTTAGAGTATAGTAAAAGAAATAGATTACCGACTAAATATGGTAAGTACACTATATTTCTTCAATTAGATAATGGAGTATGGACTGGTAAATTAGTAGATAAATTTTCTAATAAATTCTATGACCAACGAATAAAAAATAAACCTACTAATTACAAAAAAGTAGCACAAGTAAAACGCTGGAATTTATGGAAAAAAGAAAATGTTATAGTATTAGACCCTAGGTTATTATTTCCAGAAGCATTTGTTACTTTAGGTGGTACTATGCCTTCAGATGCCGAAATAAATAGACATAAGCAAGAATTAAAAGAGCATTTAGGAGATTATTATGATTATTACTTAGAAAAAGCTGAAGAAAAGATAAACAAATTTCTAAGTGAAAGAGAGATTATATTTGAGTCTTTTAAATCAGACCCTAATAGCACTATTTTAGAGCAAATATGGGATAATAAGAATTCCCCATTTAAAGCAGCTGAAAGATTCTATGATACTTCAGAAACTGTAACTATAAATAATACTTCTATAGATTATACTAAATGGAACTATATAACATATGTACCAAGAAAATTTTTTACTAGCGGGGTTGAAACTGGGTATTATGATAACTACTATGAACAAATAGTTCAAACTCCTGAGTTAAAAGAATTTTATAATTTTTTTAGAGATGCACTAAATCATTATGTAGATGTATTTCCTAATTCTATGACTAATGAATTAGATAGTAATTTTCTACCAGCTAGTGAGCATGGGATAAATATACTAGGGGAGATACTTACTATAAATTCTGTAACTAGTTTAATGAATAAATTTAAAGAACTTAGAGATGGTATTATAGATAATACAGTAAAAAGTGTTACTTCAGAAGAAACAGAAATTAGACCTGTACTAGATTCATTAGGTAGACCAAAAAGTTATTTGGCTACAATGAAAATTAATGCTTATAATTCTAAAGCAATTGGCTCTAAAAAAATAAAACCAAATTTATATGATGATTTAAGGTTATTTGCTTTAGGCGCCATAGACTATAAAAATAAAAAAAGTATTGAAGATGCCATAATGCTTTTAAAAAATATAGTTGATGAATTAAAAGAAGCTAAAATAGTAAAAATAAAAGGTAATGAGAAAAAAATAAGTACAAGTGATTTATCTCCAAACAAAATTAGTAATGCAGTAGATATATATGTAAAATCATTATTGGAAGGTAAAAAAGTAAATTTAACCGAATTAGCTCCGTTGCCAAAGACAACTAGACTTTTTACATGGGAAAAAACTATAATTAATCCATTACTAAAATTATTCTACTTTACTACTTTAGGATGGAACGTAAAAGCAGCTGTTGTAAATTTAATAGCTAATATGATTAGTATTAGTATCTGGTCTACTGGAGGATTAGGAGTTAACACTACAGACATATTTAGTGTATTTTGGAATTTATTATCTTCTAGTATTCCATCATTTAAAATAGCTAAAGACCCTATCAGTTTAGGTAAAGTATTTGCAATAACTAGAAATACTGGTATTTTCGAAGGACTATATAAAGAGCATAAAATAACTAATAAGTCTAGTTCTATAAGTGTTAGAAAGAAACTAGCTCTAATACAACAATTAATAAATGGAACTTTAAGTACTTTAAGCCCAGACTTTCTAATGGCTTTAGGAGAAACATTACCTAAAGTAAGTATTATAACTGCTGTTTATAAAAATACTAAAGTAACTATAGGTGAGGTAGAAACTTCTTTATTTGATATATTAAATGATAATGGTAGAATAGACTCTACTAAACTAACTAAAGAAGAAGTAGAAGAAGTAAAGCAAGCTATTGCAAGAGCTAATGCTATGTCTAATGATATATTAAAAAGGTCTATTGGTAACTATAATCAAGCTCAAAATCCTGTGGCTATTAAAAGAGGCTGGTACACTATATTTGCAACTTATCGGTCATTTATGGCTGAAGGTATAGCTAATAGATTTAGTGGTGGAGAATATAGTGATATTTGGAAAGCTAAAACAGAAGGTAGATATGTAACATTAGGAAAATATATAAAAAGTGGATTTAATAAAGATGAATTTACAGATTGGCAAAAAGCTAATATGCGCAAGAATTTAGCTGGATTATTAATTTGGACTTCATTATTATTAATAATGCTTCCTATGGCAATTAAAGATGATGAAGATAGAGAATTAGAATACTGGGAAAGCTTTATACTAAATATATGGAAGAAACTAAATACAGAATTAACTTTTTATGTAAATCCCATAGCTTTAGTAACTATTGTTAGGGATGTTGCTCCTATTCTTAATTATACTGTAGATATATTATCTTTTATTTTAGAAACTTCTTTTTTGATGATATCTAAAGAAGGCAAAGAAAGAGTTACTACTGAAAGTCTACCTAATAATCCTTTAGATTGGGGAGAGTATATGGTTAACCCTTCTAAAAAATTACCTAAAAAAACATTTACTAGAAGAGAAGCTCAATGGGAAAAAGCTAAAAAGAAATTATTACCTGGGTATGTTAACTTTTATAGAACTTATAAAGCAACTAAAAAAATAATAGAGCCAAGAACTAAATAAGAAAATTTTTTACTAAAGGGAAGAGTATCAAGAGTTTTATGGCTCCTGATACTCTTACCTAAAGTAAATCTAAAAAATGTAGTTTACAATCAATTAAAAAAGGTTCTCTACTATAATTGTAACTACTCCGCTAATCAAGAAAAAAGTTATTCATTATTATCTTCTAAATTTACTAATAATTTCTTTAATTTAGCCATTCTTAGTAAAAGTTTATCAGCTTCTGTTATAATTGCATTAACTGATCTACGTGCTGCAACTGGGTTATTAGTAACAACAGGTTTAGTAGTATCAGTAATAGTACTACCATATCTACGCACCCAAGTATTTAAAGTATCTACTTTGATACCATATTGTTCTGCTAACTCTTTTCTACTTTTTTTACCATTTAACGCTCTACGTATGATAGCATTTCTTTTAGCTTCTGATACTAAGCGATTTGTACTAGGTTTTGAATTTTTAGTTTTCATTTAATTATTAATTTTAGTTACTGTGCTCTCTTTTATCAAAAGGATAATTACAATCTAAGTCATCAAATAATAACATCTGATTTTGTATGTCTTCTCTTTCTTCTACTATAGCTGCTACTCCTTCTTCTCTAACAATTAATTCTTCTTCTATAAGCTTTCTATTTTCTTCTAAATTATTAACACCATATTTGTTAGCTAATACTTCTATGATTTTATAATCATTGTCTGTCATAGCTATATTAGCATTTATGTTTTCTAATATTAGTTTGGCTGCTTTTAATTCTCCAACAGTCATAAACTCTGTTGCAAGTACACTTAATTGTGCTGCTTTCCTACTAATAGGCTCTTCATTTTCTAATATATCTTTAGATAATACATAAGCTTCAGTACTGACTTCATCAATCAGTTTCTGTAAGGGGCGGCCCAATATGGTATGTGTCACTGTAGTCAGTTATTAACTTGGTTTCTTCTTCTTGTTTTGGTTTACTTAACATTTCACCAACAGAAAATATTAGTGTTGCGTCTACACCTAATTTATCTGCTAAAGCAATAAGTTTTTCTTTAGTAGGATTTAATACAATAGGCATATTACTATCTTCACTATAAAAAGAAAGTAGCTTCTTTTTGTAAGCTAATGAAAATTGAGAATATTTACCGTTTTTAAATGCTATCAAATCATTTTTAAAGCTTTCTGGTATATGCATTATATATAATTCACTATCTGGCTTTGTTACTTTTTTATGAAAATATTTAGTTATGGTTAGCCATTCAGTTCCTCTAACAGAATTTTCATCTGAAATAGGTCTTTTAAATTCTATTCCTATATAAGTATTTTCTTCTAAATCAATTAAATATGAATTTATGTAATCTGTTCCATAAAAATATATGGTTTTACCATATAAAGGTAAAATCATAAAGGAAGTTTTAGTATACGTATTAGTTTGCATTTTATATTATTAAAGACGGTAATCCATCCCACTTGTTCATCTGTCGTCTTTCATTAAATTCTATAAGTTTATATTTTATTTTTTCAAATGCTCTAAATAATGTATCTTCAGATAATGTTACACAAACTGTAAAATATGGAGATTTCTTTTCAATGAATACTAAAGCAGAAAATTCAACCCTGTAACCAGGATATTCACTTTCTAATATTTTAGTATAAAAAGCTTGTTGAGTATCATTTCCATATTTATAAACAGAATGCCTAATATTATTTATATCATCAATTGTTTTTAAATCTAATAACTTAATAGTTTTGCTTTCATGATTAATAATGTATTTATCAATAACACATTTGACCTCGATTTCATTATTATTAACTATTATTTTAGTTACTAGAGTATGCTCAGTAAACACCTCTTCACCTTGTTTTTCTTGATTTAGAAAATTAAAAGTATCTGTATCTGCTACTAAAGCATTATAGATATTAGTTACTTCCGTTTCTTCTTCAATAGAAACTAATATTGTATCTTTTTCAGAATTTAAATGTTTTTCTATATATTCTGAAATTGATTCTTGTTTTAAAATTATTAAAGCTGAATCAAACCCAACCTTATATCCAGCATTAGCATAACATACTTTTAGTACGTCATTATCATACTCTCGATAATCTAAGTTTAAATTTTTACAGGCTTTAATATAATTAGAAACAAAATTCGGAAACATACCTCCAGGTAAATTTGGAGTAGCTACCACTCTTTTTTCGTACTCTAAAGGTTTAAATACTTTCAAATGAACAAGAGTTCCTATTAATTTTGGTGTAGTTTTACCCCATAAATCATGTTGTGAATAATATTTATACTTTTTAGCACTATTGCATTCAATAAATCTAACTAATTCACTATGGTTGATCGCTGGTATTAAATTGTAATCTATCATTTAATATTATATTAACTGTTTCTTGTATTTGTTGATTATTCTTAACTATTATAAATTTATAATTTAAATTATTGTCAGCTATATATTTTTTGAATAATTTACTTCGTAGTGGCCAGGCATCATTAGCATAACCTTTACATTCTATTATATATGTTATGGTGGCATCAGTTACTATAAAATCAGGTTTATATGTAATTGGTTGTACTTTCTTTCCTAAATATTCGAACCCTTCTACTAAAATTGCCTTTAAAGTTTCATATCCAAAAGATATATTATTAGCTTCTAAAGCTGATGCCATTCTAAATTCTAATTTAGATTTATAAGTAGTATCTCCTACTATAACTTGTGTAGCATTTTGTACCTTTTTACCAGATCGTTTTCTTTGAAATGGAATTTTAGCTTTTAGGTATCGTTCTTTCTTAATTTTTCTAGACATTGCTTTTTCGTTTATCTATTAAACGAAAATACTTGAAAATGTTTATTTAATTAATATTAACTGCAATTCTAGCTTTTATATCTTCATCTATTATAGTTCTAAGCCTATTAGTTAGGTCTTCACCTTTAATAGTATCTCCATTTCTCATAATTACTTTGTTATCAGCTATAGTGCTATTAGACCCATAAATTACTTTATCTCCAACTTTCATACTACACCAGTCTCCAAAAAATAATGGGTATTTATTAGTAGTATTAGTTACTATTAGCACTCTATTATATCCAAATATTTTAGTCATTTTTTCTCTATCAGAATAATCTCCTAGTAAATGTGGTAAAACACTTAAAGCCATTTCATGAGTATCACTTAAATGGTAAGTTGTAGTATCTATGGTTACAGGACTTCCCCCAACTTGACTAAAACCACCATTGTGCATTAAAAAGCCTTCATTATATTTTATATTGCTATTATTTTCGACAACTCCAGCATAACTAACAGGATTACTTCTATATGTTAATGTATGCTTTATATTTTCTAAAATAGTACCCCCAGACATATTATTTGAAGAATATATCTTTGGAATTCTAAAAGGATGGACATTTATAATACCAACAGAGCCACAAGTAGATATTCTAGCATGTAAATAAAACATAAAATTTGGGTCACACATTAAATCAATAATAGACCTTTGTGAACCATTATAGAATGCTGATAATTCTGCAATATAATCTTTATTGTAAGATTTATATATTGTATAATGAGGGTTAGTTTTATTAGCTAATATTATACCTAATCCATCTTTATTTGCTGACACAGCGTTATTAATAATTGCAACTACACTTTCTTTAGATAATGCAGTGCCTAAAGGTTTACATACTATTGTACACATTGATATTATTTAAATATATTATTTGTTTTTGTTTCTTCTTCATAAATAGATACATCATATTCTCCACTAGCTAATTTTTCCTCACTAACTTTTTTAAGTAACTCTTTTATTTTAAATTTATCTTTTCTTTCTTCAAAATCATTAATTATTTTTCTTCTTAAACTTACATTAGAAATAGAATTTAATATGTCACTTATACTATATTTTCCAATATCTGTTGTTGCTATTTCATTTTTATTTTCTTCTATGAATCTAACAAAACTCATACAAAATAGTACCCATGTATACACACTATTAAAATCTCTAGTAATATGGTGATTTCTAAATTCTATAGTATGAGTTAATTTTTTATCTTTTACTATCTCGCTGTTTGGAGTATGATTTCTATCTTCTCTAACAAATACTGTAGGAATAAGATTTAACCATACATATCTAGGTTCTACACCCCATCCAACTCCATGAGGCCATCTTTGCTCAATAGGGTATTTATCTGCTGGAGTAATAAATCTAACATTTTTACCATGTGCTAAATACTCTACTATTTTATTAAAATCATTTATAAGAGTAGGAGTATTTGTAAATTCTAGATTTTTTAAGTTTTTACAATACTTATTATTAAATCTACTAGGAGCTAAAAATAATTTTAAATCATTTTGTATAGCTAAACCTAATTTATAAGCTGCAACTATAAATGCTATATCAAAATCAGCACTACCAATATGAACGTGAATACCGCATTTTCTATTAACACTACATCTTTTAGATATTTCATACATTAATTTATTTAGTTGAACTAAACCAGCATCACCTTTTAAAACTCCTGTAACATACTCACCAGAATCAATAGACCCATCTCTCATACTTTCTACATTTAAAGTTTTTAGAACATACGCAGGTATAATACCACTAGAAGTTTCAATTTCAACTCCAAATGTATATTGCATATCACTTAATAAATTAAATGTTTTAGAATCAGTACCATTTTCTATATCTATTTCTATATTACCAGTTCTTTTCTTTTTAGAATCCAAAGATATATATGTAGGTCTTGGCATTTTAACTATAACACCTTTTGCTTCTGGAGTATAAAATACACCATGAGAAAAAGCCTCTTTAGCATTAATACTACCTAATATATCACTATCTAAATTAATAGATATTTTAGTATGGTCTATTTGTTTTAGCTCTCCATCTGGAGTTACATCTAAATTATCTCTTATGTTTAATTTAGGTATTAATACTTTAGCTTCAGAATATATGCTTTTTCCGTGAATATCTATACCTATAGGTTCTTTAGCTTCTTTTACAGCTTTAGCTACTAATTTAGAATCTTTACATTTTAAAGTTGTAATTAAAGGTGCTAAATTAGGGTTACCTTTTATTTTTTTAAAAAAGCCTTTAACTAAATGTTCACCAGATTTACCTATAATTCCATAATCCATATTTACAATATAATCATATTCTCCACTAATTTCGCATTTTACTATATTGTTATTTTTTAATACCCATTTATCTTCTATAAGTACAACATCTTTTTCTTTTTCATAATAGTATTCACCTATTTTAATGGTATTGTCAATAGATGTAGATTTGCCACTTCTTAGTGTAACAGTATTACCTAAAACAATGTCTTTTTGTATTTCACTCATATTATTGGTGTGTATGATTTCGCATATCTCTATGTTACTTATATTTCTTTTTATGTGTATAAATTCTAAAAATTCGTATTTTGGTATAAACTTAACTTTTAATCCTTTTTTAGTTATATAATAGGGTAGCTCATTAACTAGAACTACCCTATATATATTACCAAGTCTAGCTGGATACTTAGACTCGATGACTTTTGCAAACATTTTTATTAGTGATTTAACTCCATTATTTCTAGTATTGCTCCATCCAATTCATTAGTATATTCTTCGATTTCTTTTAAATTGTCATCTATAGCTTCCATTGTTTCCCAAGTAATGCCATCTTTAATTTCAGCTTCATCTATTATTCTTCTGATATTACTTACGTTTTCAGTTATTCCTATTAAGCTTGGATGAGAAATTTGAGTAGAGAAATTATCTAATACACTTTCAGTAACGTCTTTAGCTTTATTTCCTTCTAATAAATCTTCATCAGATATCAAATCAAACTCATCATCTTTAAACTTACTCATAATAGGATTATTTTGACTATGCGTTATCTTTACTAAAGATGTAGTAATACGTTGCATAAGAGTAAGCCCAGCTACAAGTTGTATTTGATTTTCAAACTCTGAAATAGGCTCATTATATTTAAGCTCCATTATATCTACTAAATACATTCTAAAAGCTGAATCAGTTATCCAAGTATGAAATAATAACTCTTTTGCAGACTTAGAATAAGATTCTAAATCCATTACAGTAATAAGTGTACCATCAAAGAATTTAGTATTTACACTAAGCGTATGGTATGAAAGTGATTCTACAAATTTATTAGTAGATGCTACTGGTAAAGCAATAGTAATGTCTACTGCTATATCACCTTTTAAATTAAAATCAAAAGGAGAATCAAGAGTACGTATATTACTAAGAATACCTGTTAAACATAAATTTTTCTTTCTACCAGTAAGTTTATCATGGGTAAAAGTATTGCTACTATCAACAAAGCTGTTTATATATGTATTGATTATCGATTTTAATACTGAGAAGTCTTTTTTAGACTCACGTATTTCTGCCATCGCAACACTAGAATAATTTAATACTTTAGTTTCAGGATTACATAATAATTCTTTAGTATTTTCACATAATAATTGAACTATAATACCTTTTACAATACTAGGAGTCAATATTATACGATCATTAGTTTTATATACTGTTTGTTTAACTGTAAAAGCTTCTAACTTTGTTTTAGAAACAGTTGTTTTAACAGGATTTAAATTAGCAGTAACAATACTATTAAGAACATTAATACCAGCAGCTGCTGACTCGTCACTTAAATAATAAATTAAATGCAGTTTATCTATATTAACATAAGAAGATATATCATCAATATATATATAAAGTTTAAGTGTATTATTACCCCCTTTAATTATTTTATATGTATCCTTTTTAGAACGAGTATATAATATATTTTTAGTTAAAGGTAATAATTTACAGTCTTTTGCTTCATAATACTTAAATTTCTGTTCTAAGTTTATTTCTATAACATCACTAGCTTTTTTGTAATAATCAGAATCTATATAGTCCTTAATATTTGCATCAGTTATACCATTAGTATTAAATACAAAATACATGTTATTTAAAATAAAATCTATATTAACTTTAGCGTTTTCAACTCTTATAGTCCCATATTTTTCTTTGTAAGATGCCCCAACAGATTTAGTTGTAGTATATAAGGTTTTTATCTTTTCATTAGTGTTTGTTATTCCTAAAATAGGAATTACTAATTTATCTCTAGTTTCTAATCTTTTTAGCATTTGGTCAGCCATAGTTGGGTTATTATTAAGTAAACTAACTATATTTGTACTAATATCAGCTTTGGGTTTAGTAAGATCATTAAATAGCTTCAAACCTTTATTAGCTATTTTATCTGTTTCTGTTTCATCTTTGGTATAATCAATAATATTAGAATGTCCACTTCTCCATGTAGAATCTGTGTAGGTAACATAGGTAGTTGGCTTCTTCTTTAATCGATCTATTTTTGTTTCAGATACTAAGTTACCAGTATTATCATAGATAAATACTGTTTCTACAGGAACTTCTTTTATATTAGTAGCGCCAGCTATATTTAATGAATACTCTAAAGAATGGAATACTACTCCATTATTTAATTCCCCTATAAACATAGGTCTTTCTTTATCATGATAAACTGCGTACCGTAATGCGCCAGATTCATCTAGAAAAGAAAATATAATAGCTGCTGCTCCTGTATACTCTTCTAATACTTTAAATTTATTGGCTGTATTAAAATCTTTATGTAGTCTATAAGCTAAATATTTTGAGTCTACTGTACAAGTATCCCATGTTCCATCTTCTAATTGATATTGAAATGGCACTTCTTTTTTCATTGCTTCTATATTCGTAATAGTACCATTGTGTACTAATACAAATGATTTAAAGCTAAAAGGGTGAGCATTATTAAGAGTTACATGATAGCCTGCTGTAGCTGCTCTGCAATGGCCTATAAACACTTTAGTTTTAGTTATAGGAAACTTAACTAGTAAGTTTTCATCGACAGCGCCAACAGCTTTAAATATGCTTTTTCCATTAAAATATCCAGCTGAATCTTTTCCTCTAACTAAATTAGATACCATAAAGAAATCTAATACATTTTTATTAATATAGGTTGGCCCTACATATCCAGTTATTCCACACATAGTATTTTTATTTTATTGTTAATGATATTTTCCAATTCAGTAGTATACTTTTCTGCTGTAATTTCACCAAAAGAAGGGGCTGAATTAGTTTCTAAAATGATAAAGTTAGGTGCTTTATCTTTTTTCTTTTTATCTTTTTCAGAAGATTGTATTCTCAAATCTATAGCACCTACATCTAATCCAACAGAAATTAGTGCTTTAACACACTCAGCTACTACATCATCCCAATTACTAGGTCTATTAAATTGAGGATTGGTTTCTAATACCCATACACAATTTGAGTCATTTCTAAACCATCTACTATTTTCAGGAGTATCAGATTTTAGCATTTTGCGAATTGCGTAAAAGCAGCCATCTCTAGTTACATGCAAACGATACTCTTTATTATAATTATAGAATTTTTCAAAAATATAATTATTTAAATTCTTACCTTTTTTCCAAGCTTCAAACTGTTCTAAACTATTTAATTTAGTATTACCTTCGTTACGAGAACCATGGTGTGATTTAGCTACAATAGGAAATGGTAAATCTTTAATTTGAGTACCCATATTATCTTTAGTAGGTTGCCCATTTATTAAAAATAATTGTCCTCCGTTAGGACTACCATAATAAGTAAACCAATCAGCTGTTTTAACACCAGCTCTAGTAAAGCATTGTTTCATTAACAATTTACTAGCACTATTTCTAATAGAATCTGTAGAATTTATTTCTATTAGTTGTTTGCCTTTTAAATTAACATTTATAGGAGTAGTACTACCTAACCTAAAAATAGCTTTATAACCTTTAGGAACTAGTATTTTACCTCTAATAACATTATGACTGGGGTGCCTACTTTTAATTAATAAATAATTTTTTGTAACTACTTTAGTTTTAGTTCCAGTTGCCATTTTCGACTACTTTTAAATTGTGGATATTATTAGCTTTAAATACATATATAAAATATGTTTCATTATCTAATTTAATTTCTTTTCTTACATAACCAGCTCCTAATTCCATATTATTAATAGAATTAAAAATATTAGATTTAACATTCTTTAATTTTACTGCTGTAATAATATCTTCATTATTCTCAGTATGTACTACGCATGGATAAGCACCTAAACTATACATTTTAAATCCAGGTAGTTTAATTTCCTCTCCAATTTTTACATTGGTTTCATTAAAAAAGCGATCAAAATTATAGTGCCCTGGTTTTAAAGTACCATACACTAATAAATTAACTTGAGTTTCTTTTGTGTCAGTCATATTTGTGAGTTTATTAATTCAATTAACTTATGATTACCATATTCTTTTATGTAATCACTTGGGTCTTTATGTTGCTTTTCCATTGTGAATATAGGTTGTATTCCTAATTCAAAATATTTATCTGAATCTCTTATACCAGTGTCATCATAATCTAAAAAACAATATATATTTTTAAATCTTATTCTAAGACTTTCTAAAAAATCAGTACTAGGTAATATATGTTCATTATTAAAAGCAATAGCGTTATATCCTATATTATGTAGGCATACTACGTCTTTTAATGCTTTAGTTATTATCAATATATCACCACTTTCAGCTAATTGCTTAATTCCAAATACTACTTTTGCATTTGTATTAGAAATCCACTTATCATCTTTAGCTGAAAAAGGCCTATATATTTTATAACCTATAAATTCTTTTTTTTCATCGTAGCAAAAATATACAAACATAGGGTTACTTTCGCTACCATATAAATTGTATTCTTTTTCTTTTACTACTAATACTGAGTTACTATATCTTATTTCAAATAATCTTAGTAATTCTCTGGATATACCGCCATATTGCTCCCAATAAAGATAGGGAGCATTCATCATTATACTGATATTAGGTTTAATAATAGTCTTAATTTTATCTGGTTTACTCTCTAAATTAGTAGTTTTAATAATTGTATTAGTTACTTTATTCAAATTAAAATCACTATAAATTATGGATAGTGCTTCAGAGTAATTACAATTATTTAGCATCATTACTAATTTTATGCAATCTCCAACTGTATTAGTTCCAAAATCATGAAACAATAAATCCCCTTTAAAATTATTTATTATAAAAGACGGAGATTCTTCAGTTCTAAAAGGAGATGGTAATAATTTATTGTATCTATAATTTGGTATATATCTTTGGTATATTTCTAATGGAGAAAGTTTACTAAAAATAAAGTCTCTAGATAACTCAGCTCTATTTACATTTTTTAGTAGCATCTCTTACATATAAATATATAAAGGGATGGCTTTTATACCACCCCCTTATATAATTGGTTAATTGATTAATTTAAAACGGCAAATCACCAGCTGTTCCAGTAGCAGCAGGAGTAGCAACCGCTGCTGTTGGAGTAGCTAATTTAATAACAGTTAACTCTGGTGAAAGTCTACTAGGATTAGCATTCGCTTTCTCACTAAAGTTGCTGTATTCTAAATCTGGATTTACTACAATTCTTGTAGTTCCATCAATAGTTCTTTCTACTTCTTTTCCGATAACACGTAATCTAACAGTTCTGTTCTTAGCAGCAGCAACGATATCTTCAGCCATATAGCTAGCTACTTGTAAATTCTCTTCAGGAGTTCTGTTTTCTTTATCAGAAAGTCCATCAGGTCTTTCAGCCATTCTAGCCATTTCTACTGATTCTACTCCGAAATCCTCTAACAAAGAAACTAGTCTTGGTAAAGCTTTAGGAGTTAGATAGTAAGAATGCTTGAACTGGCATCTACCATTTTGAAACAAAACTTCAACTGAAGGAGTTTGTTTTACTCCTGTCAATTTACCTACTGCATCTACAATGGTAAACTCATCTACTCCTGGCTTAGCCAAAGGTAATTTACCACCATCTTTTGCTGAATTCTCAGCTCTCTCAATTGCACTTAGCATATAAAATAAAAATTAAAAGGTTACTTAACTATAATACTCATTCATTTTAGATCTTATGAGCTCTAGATCATTGGGTATTTTAAGGTCAAACATCCCATCTGGAGACTTACCTGTATTATTACCTGTATTTTGTGTTACAAAATGATACTCTACTACATTTTCTTGGTTTTTAGCAACTTCTGTATATAATACTACAGCAAACATGCCTTCAATTGTAATAGCTGAATCTAGTAACTTTCCAACAGTTTTAATTTTAATTGTTTTATTACCTAATGCATCAGAATCTACTTCAAGATGATAGGTAAATACAATTAGTAAATCATCTCTAAATGTTTTACTCATATTAATCAAATTAAAGTGTTTTTGAGCAATATCTGTAAACTTGGTATAGCCATTTTCTTTAGCTCTAGCCATATATTCATAAGACATTGTATAACCTGCGTCATCTATAACTACAACATTAATTTCAGGTCTTTTATTACTTATATAAGTTAATGTGCTTAATATTGTATTTATATCAGCTGTATTTATCAAGTTACCATTAGGATTACCAGTAGATAATGGTGTATAAAGTTTATTAGCAGCTCTAAATGGTAATTCTTTACCTGCGCAAGATACTATAAATGTTGTTTCTGGGTTTAATGATCTAAGACTTGTTGATTTACCTGTTCCAGGCATTCCTACTATTGCTATTGATTTTGACATTTTTAATTATTTATATTGTATTTTGATATTTTATTTATCTTAGTATATATATCTATATTCATATCTTTGGATAATGGCATTTCTTTAAAATACCCTACTTCTCCAATGTAACATAATCCTTTTCTAACTCCAATTCCTCCATTACGGCCTTTCAGTTTTGTTATCCTATAAGTTTTTTATCCTATAGTTCTACAGTTTCATTTGTTATAGCTGTAGCTCAGCATATATCACTACCCACTTGGGGTATTGGGCGCTCTTGGTTATATTATATTCTCAATTATGAGTTTCAATAACTATGCGTTGCACTTTTACTAATCATTTAAATTAGCACTTAGCTCAGTATTATCTTCTACAAGACTTCCACTGAATTCACCCAATTCATTTTGTACATTACTGCACAAATGCTCATTACTTCTTGCATTTTTTCGTAATCTTGGTGTAATAACATCTTCTATTACACCATTTTTATATAAAAAACAATAATCACCACATTTTGTTCTTTTACCTTTACAGACAGCTGATATACCACTTGCTCGTATATTAAGTGATTCAGCAGCGTCTTTAATAGAATAAAATTCTTTAATAAATTTGCCTTTTAAAGTATACTGTAATACAGGCTTACTATGAAATTCAGCAACTCTTTTACAAAATTCAGGGGTTCTTTTTATACCTTTATTAAATGTATGCCCTCTCATTTTAGCCGCTCTTCTTTCAACTGCTTCTCTAGATTGCTTTTTACCTTTTTGACCTATAGACATATTTAATCTACCTTGAGCAGATATTTTTATTCCTAAAGACGAAGAAGCATGTGGTTTTTTATTATACCCTTTTAATGGATTACAACACTCTAATAAATCGATATAGTATTGTTCTTTGTTAATTAGGTCTTCTCTAACTAACAAACAATATTCTAAAACTTCAAATGTAAATGCATATTCTTTATGCTTATTCCAAGAAGCTTGTAAATGATTATTAAAATGTTTGTTGTTTTTTAAAAGATGCTTGTGTGTACGAAATCTTTGTTTAATATCGATAGCACTTCCAATGTAAACTTTTCCATTAATAGTATTAGTTATTTTATATATTCCACTGCTCATATAGCAGTTTACGAAATATCAAAAAATTTGTTTAAGGATTTCAACAGCCCTAAATCTATCTCCTAATAATCTTATGTCGTATCCCATATAAAACTCTTGCCCATGTGTCATAGGACTATATAAACTAAATACAAAATCAGCATCACGGGTTGTGTATTTACTATCTCCAAAGTCACTCAACATTGGAGAAAGCCTATTTAGTCTAGCTCTAATAGGGTCATTTATCTCATAAGATAGCTGCTGTACAATTACTGGAGAATAATAATAATTGTTTCTTAGTTTAATAGAATACTCTGACATAGTATCAATTATAGACTTAGTATTTGTTAGCCCTTTTTCTCCTTTAGTTAAAGCTATATGGTCAATAATAAATATTTTTATTAATTGAGGATTATTAGGAGTATACTTATCAAATACTTTTATCTTAACAATTTCATCTCTATCATTTTTAGTAGTAATATACTTGTATTCTATTTTACCTAACTTTTCTGCTTTAGCTTCTAAATACTTATATATACCTGTTGGATTTATAGAAGAGTCAAATATAGTGACTTTATCACTTAGTTGGTCATAGTACTCTCTGTACAACATAACCTTATCATATATTTCTTTACTGATTCTATTTTTACCTCTAGATAATATATAATTTACATCTACAATAATATTAAAGTCTTTATAAATCTTATAACAAATACCCTTTATAATTTTAGATATAATATCTATTTCAAAAGAGTATAAAGTAATATCTAAATCGTAGGTAGTATCTCCTGTTTTAAAAGCATCATATGGAGAATAAATAAACATACTATCAGCTAAAGATGTTTTTCCACAACCAGTAGAGGCACCTAATAGATAATATGATTTTTGTTGGACATTGGGTACATAATCATTTAATCCTGGAATTCCATGAGGAAGACCTTCATTTAAACCTAATTGCCCTCTTTTTATCTCTTCTAATGCTCTGTCAAAATTAGATATCTTTATTGAACCACTCTCTACTGGAGTTTCTATCGTCATTACTATTTATGTATGATTCCCATCTTTTCTGATTTATATAAGTTGTTAGCATAGGAAAATAATTCATACTATTATTAATAGTTCTATCTTTAATTTCATCTTTTAAAGCTTGCATAACTATTTGGTGCATACTAATAGAATTTTGTATTTGTTTTAGATACCTCTTTTTATTTTGAGTTATATCTACTTTTAATCTTCTATTATTTGGGGTTACTGTAGGATATACAGATATAAATTCATTCCATATAGAATTACTATCAGCATCTTCTAATGTATTCCATTTAGAAGTAACTAATAAAGATTCTAAAGGATAATCAACCATATCTGTACAAACTAAAAACTCATTAGCAACTAAATAGTTAACATCTTTTTTATACTCTTCTATACTATAAATATTACTTAGATATTTTATATAAATTTCTAAATGATTAGTTACAATAGAATATAGAAGAATATATTGCTGTAAATTTATTTTAGCAGCAGCTATTTTATCTATATCTATTGCAACTACCATATTTATTAACCATAAAAAGTATCTGTTACATTAATATCATCATGAAATAGACCTCCCACTTCTATATCCATTTCTAATAATTCAGCGATTTTTATAGCTATAGCTGAACCTTGGTCTTTATAGTAAGTAGGTACATAAGCTAATACTCTTTTAGTATTCTTATAAATAGCAATTACCATAAATTTGTAATCTGACTTATCGCTTTTAACGACTGTTATTTCAGGTTTCTCTTTCATATTCTTCAATTTTTATTTCTACTGCGTTAATTTTAGTAGTTTTTGGCTGCTTTTTATTATTATTAGTTACAACAGTAATAGTCTTTTTATTCTTTTGTTTATGCTTATTTCTATTTCTTCCCATAATATTAAAAATTAGTATCAACATTAGTAGGTGCTTCATTTACGTCATTAGTTGGACCTGTCTCTCCAGTTACACCTGTTTCTCCAGTTGGACCTGAACCTCTCAAAAAAGCATCTCTAAATGCTGTGACTGAGGGTAAATTCTCAATTGCTGGGGTTATAAAATTTGGATTACGAGTTACAACACTTCTTCTTCTAAATTCTGCTTCCATCATTGAGCGCCTTTGTTCTTCTGCCATTGGTGATGGAAAAGTAGCCCAAGGAAAAACAGCTGATGCGTCATTTCTTCTACCCCTAGCTCTTATAAATGCAGCTTCTTCTTGTGTAAGTTCTGGAGTTTCTTCCATAGGTTCTTCTGCTAATTCTTGAAATTCTTCGTCATCAAGTTCCAAGTCTTCCCCAACAAGATGCTCTCCAATTGCTTCTTCTTCATCTAACAAATCATATATACTACTAGTAGATGCTTTTTTAAATGAAGTATCTTTTTGCTTTTCATTATAAGTAGTATAAGTTTCAAAAATCTCATTCACCATAGCTATAACTTCTTCACCTTCAAAATTTGCTAATAGTTTTCTAATACTTACTTCGTTTATTAACTCATTTTTTGTAATCTCTATATTAAATAGTTGTTCTATAAATAATCCTTTCTTAAAATTAGTTAATTCTTTTTCTAACAAAGATAGCTGATTCTTTCTTTCTTTAAATACATCTATTATCTCTTGATTTAGAGTCTGTACTATTTTTTTAGATTCTTTTATTCTATCAACTAAAGGTAATACAATATTTGTATTTTCTTCTGCAGCATCAACATCATATCTTGTTTCTGCTGCATATATATAAGAATTACCCCAATCTTTTTTATTACTTAAAAATTCTTTCAAATAATTTTGAGAATAGTTAATTATTAATTTTAAATAATCAGCGTTAGGTACTAATATGTAGCTATCTTTTATATTAAGATTAACTAGCTCATTTGAATTTAATATATAAGGTAGTACATTTCTCTTATTAGCTAATAATATCGATACTAAAGGTTCAGGTATGGCTCCATCTTTTGTAAGCTTATGCCCATATAACAAATCAGCTACAGTTTTTTCACCTGAAGATTGGTCTTTTGAGCAAGATAAAAAGAAGTAGTTAAAAATACTTTTTTTACCTGTAGCTCCAAATGAAGAATTATGAACATAATTATTACTCATTGTTACTTCGCGAGCTACACCTAGTTTATGTACTATTGAATATATATTAAACTCTATAATAGTTTGAATAATAAACTGTAGCCCATTATTACGAGATGAACGATAACCTGCATGAGGTGCAAATAAATTAACTAATGCTTCCCTATGTGTGTCGAAAAACATAATCGCACGGTCGTATTTTTCACGATTTTCAAATGCATTAGTAGCTATAGAGTAATTAATAACTAATCTTTGAGGAATGTTAAGTTGATCTCCTAAAGGATTTAATAAGTTAATTACATCATTTTCTCCTGAACTAATACGTACAGTATCAGCTGAAATTTTAAAATCTACAATATCAAATTTAAGATTAATATTAGCTATTTCTTTAAATAATTGTTCAACTCTAGAATTATCGAATTTTTTATTTTCATTTATAGTATTATGAATTTTTAATAATTCTTCTGCTATATTTTTATGCTGTAAATCAAAACTCAACTGATTTAAGTGTAAAACTAATTCTTTGAAATTTATTTGTTTTGGCATTATTTTTCCCAATAGGTATTTATTTTTGTATCTGATAAAACTGGTATATCTGTAATAAATACTTTACCAGCTTTATTAATTAGTTCTTTTTTGATTAGAGCCCATTCTTCTACAATAGATTCATGACATTCAGTTAAAGGAGCATCATGCACAACATGAACTAATTTTATTTTATCCTGTAAATTATTATCTTTAATATATCTTCTAATGTATATTAATGCTAATTTAGTCATAATAGCTCCAGTACCTTGTATAGGAGTATTTAAAGCTCTTCTATGAATTGCATCTGGTCTAAATTGATTAGGTAGCAACCATCTTATAAAAGAAAAAGGTTTAAATGACCTAATATATCTATGCTTTTTAGCATAATTAGAACAATTGTCAAAATATTGTTTTAATTTAGGTGCTTTTGCTAAATATTCTACTATCATACTTTTAGCTTCATCAATAGGTATTAATAAATCTTCTGATAATTTGTATTCAGTACCTCCAAAAGCTAATAAAAAGTTAATATTTTTTGCAGCTTGTCTGGGAGATTTACCTCTAAGTAAAGGACTAGGTTCAGTTACTTTATCCATATCTACTTTAAATACAGAAGAAGCAGTACTAGAATGAAAATCAGCTCCACTATTATATGCATTAATCCAGCTAGGCTCTTGAGAACCCTGCGCTATGATTCTTAGTTCTTGCAGTAGTTTATTCTACCGGACTTTGTCTTACCCATATATAAACTATATTTAGGGTTCCCCTGTAAAGTCTCTACACTTGCCCAGATATTTTAATATCTTGCTAGCACGGCGTTGGATGGTGAATCTTTCTCCGTTTTAGGGGGATTTGCTAATATTGATTTCTCAATATAGGGGCCAAATTTCAAATATTTTCTTTCCATAAAAATATTTGCACCTTCGTAAAGATTTTTAAAACATTTTTCAACTTCAGTGTTTTTATATATACCTAAAATATTAATGTCACCATATCTTTTAGTATGGTGTATTTTATTAATAACTAAAAATTCAGAAAGTTGATTTAAAAAAAGTTTCGATGCTGTAGCTATTTCTATTTGGCTTCTGTTACTTAAAAGCCTTATATAACCATCACCATCAATAATACCTCTTAGCATATCCCATGTTATTGGAATATTTAATTTTAATGTCTTACTTTTATTAGGTAAAATACCAATATTTTTCAATTTATTTGCTATAGTTACATTTCCAACAGATACATAATATTCATATATATTATATCTATTATTTTTGTATTTTTTTATATAGCTTCCAATAAAATCTGCATATTTTTGCAATAGATTAATATCTTTTTCGTGTAAAGAAATTAAAATTCTATTATCAGTATTAGATACATTTCCATCAGAAGATAAAAGACCAATAAAATATTGTGTGTCTCTATCATTAATATTATCAAATGCATTACTATTACCTCTAGCTAGCACTTCGGCCACATTTCTAGGTGTAATACCTGCTTTTAATAAAAATCTACGAATAGTAGTATTGTAAGTACCGTATTCTTTTGCAAGTTCAACAGTATTTTTACCCTCTAAATAATCTTTACAAATTTTTTCTACTGGATATTGTTTACGCATACTCTGTATACGAGTACAATGTAGTCAATGTTCCAGAATTTTTAGCTAACCCGAAAAATCGATTGAAACTATATAATAACCAGATAGACATTCAAAACAAGCTAAATACTCTTTTTTCGCAGGTATTTGCTGTAAATTTGGATTAGCACTACTAATTCTATGGGTGTCCTTTATAGGCCATATATCAGTGTGTATTCTACCTGTTTCTTTATTAATATATTTTAGAAAATCTAATCCAAATGCAGTTTTTAATTTACTAGCTTGAGAGTATTCTAAAAATAACTTAACAAATTCATCTTTTGAATATTTTCTTAGCTCTGGTTCTCCAACTCCATTGAGTTCATAACCTAATCTTCTAAATAAATCTAAAGATTGTTTAGGTGACGTATAATCTATATTAACTACCCTAACTTTTATGTCTTCAAATAGAGACAAACTACCACTATGATATTTTCTTAGTTTTGGGTTACTATAAACTAACGTATCTAATCTATCTTGTATATCAGCTGTTTTTTCAATAGCAATATTAGCTAAAGCAATCCATTTATCTTTATTAAAGGGTAAACCATTATATTCTATATCAGCTAATGCTAATATAGCTTCATTTTCTACTTCTAATACTGGTAATAAATCATACTTTGTTAATGCTATTAGTTGCTTTTGCCTTATTTTATTTAGTACATAAACGTCTTCAGCTCCATACAATATTTGAGACTCAGTAAATGGCGCCCCATTTAAGCCAACAAATTTATTTCGTATGTCTTTGTTTAATTTTATATCTAAATATTTTAAAGCAGCTGAACCTAAATCATATTTAGTACCTTGTATGCCACAGTTAATAGTTAATTCAGCTAAAAACCCATCATAACAATTTTCTAACTCAATACCATAATCTCTTTTTATAAATTTATAGTCAAATTTACAATTCCACAATAGTTTAGTAACTTGCTTATCAACTAGTAAACTATATAAAGGAGATATGTCAATGGTTCTAGCATCTATAACATAACAGTTATCTTCAATACATAACTGAAACATAACAATTCTATTAACAAAGTCAAAAAACCCTTCTGTTTCAGTATCTACTGCTATATAACCATGTTGGTAAGCCAATGATAGGATTTCTCCTACCACTGGTTCCAAACTATTAAATTGCTCTATTTTGTTTTTAGTAAATAAAGACTCTTGTTTACTGATATACTTTATTATCATGATAAACTAATCCTTTTATTTCTATTCTATCTAAAGGCATAGGTATTGAATACTTATGTACTAAATGCCTAGCTAATTCTACATTATTATCATTAATACAAGATATAATTAAATCTTGGTCATCTATAGTTTTAAAATTACTAGCAGCTATTAAACTGTTAGTAGCAGCCCATAGTATTAATTCTGGGGAAAATAACCAGAAATTACTCAATGTTCTAAATTCAACTCCATATTTTTTATGTCTAAAACAACCAGCTTTTCCGTATAATTGTCTTCTTTCAGCATGTGTATCAAGAATTATACTAGGAACTCCTAAGTATAAATCCATTTGCTTAATAATATTAAAATTAGTTTCCTTATTCGGATTATCGTAACCTATGTGGATATGCATTTTGTTACCGTCAGGCTTTTTATCCTAACATCTATAACCTTCTGTATAAGTTATAGTTCGGCGTACATTTTCCCCTTTAATTTAATAATTAGGGGCAGAACACTCTTGGCAGTATTATATTCTTTTTCAAGGTTCAACTGCTACGCTCTACGGTACTAGTAAATATTATTTTGTCTAGTTACCACGGTATTTAAGTAATTTTCAATTTTATCTTTTTTACGAGATAAAAAAATAGTAGAATCTTCATAAAAGTAAGTATGTAATCTACTTATAAAAGAATATTTGTGTCTAAAAGAATTAAATCTAAATGAATAATACACTACAGTTTTACCTTGTACTGTATATATATTTCTTAGAACACCAAATTCTTTTTCTATAATATCACAAAGTTGATTTACAAAAACTAAACTTGTTGATATTAAGCGTAAATTATTATCAGAAAAAGAACCATCACCATCAAAAAACCCTCTTATAAAATGCCTTACTAATTTTTCTGGTATTTCATTAAATGGAAATTCAAAAGATATATTTTTAGTTTTATTGGGTATAATGTTATACTTATTTACTAAAATATCAAACATATATTTAGAACTAAATCTAAAACATACTTGTTTCTTTCTAATTATATTTGATAATATTCTTTCTCTATACTCTACTTCTTTGTATAAAGATATTTCTTCTTGAAATCTTTTTACAACTTCAAGATCATCTATAGAATTATTCATACATATTCTAAAACTAGTACTTTTTGTAGTTATTTTTTTCTCAACAGACAAATAACCGTCTGCAATAAAAAATCCTAAAAAGTATGCTTTAGCTTCCGTATCTATTACATCAAAATAAGTGTCATTAATTAGAAATTTTCTGTATTTACCAGAAGCTTTCCAATTAAATTTATTTATATAATAATGTACATTTTTTGGTGGGATACCTGCTTTTAATGCAGCTTGTTTTATATTCCAACCTGTATCCAATAATTCTTTGAAAATTTTTAATTTCTCTATCATGTATATATTTACCATTAGTACGTAAATACTATTGGTAAGTTACAAAACATTTAGATAAAATCAACAGTCTTATTCACCGTATTTGCTCTGTTCATTACTTATATTTCTACAAATATGGGCCATTATTGACCTCCAGCGCAACGATAGTAAGGATTACTACATTCTGGATGAGGATTTTTAGCATTAGTATACACATTATAGTCTGGGTCACACCCAAACTCTTGAGCAATAAAGTCGTTATCTATATCTTCTTTATTAAAAGTAACTCCTTGCTTATTAGATAACTTAATGCCATCATAATTTATAGTTTGATATATATTAGTGTTTACTAAATGCAAACCTCTATCTATATTTCTAACAAAATCTATAGGATTTTTAGCAGGGGGTATACAAAACTCAGCACACATATTATCTCTTTGTATGTAATATCCATTTTCTAATTCCCAAGGGTCTTGTTTAGTCCCAGGTATAAATAATGGAGATACATCTTGAGATGTATTATAATCGTATAGAAAAACTTCAGGGTCAGCCCCTAATACTATATTTTTAATCATTAGTATGTTAGTTATTATTTATTTGATTAAGCTATAATCATTAGTTTCAATAGCTTTAAATAATATATCTAGCTTTTTATCAGCTGTTGGCTCAGATTTATTAAATAATTTATTATCCATAAATTCTAAACAATTTCCTAAATTTTCGCAAAATGTATCAAATTTGTTTTTAATTGTATGAACATCCCTATTAGCAGGAATTTTATCTGCAATAAGCATAATTCTAGTTAATTCATCTAATTTAATAGCTAAAGTATTATAATCATTCTCATATCTAATAAATAAATAAGCTTTAATATACTCATTTAAATAGGATAAATGACCTGGAACTAAAAAGTCATGACCTACATAACTCCAAATATTATTAACTTCTTTATTTCCTTTAACTACTTCTTTAGAATAATCAGGGGTCTTATAATAATTTGGAACAAAACTAGGACTTTTTACATTTATGTGTCCAAACAAATTATACGTTAACTTAGGTAAAGTTTTGTTTTTAGTTATATAAACTATAGAATCAACTGAATTATCTCTTACAAATGTATATGTGGATCTACCAACAAGACCATATGTAGAATTATAACGAGCATTTAAAGAACCATTAGCTGCTTTCATACCTAATAAAAGAAGTATATCTTTTTTAGATAAAGTATCAAAGTATTTATCAGCATTTAATATAAAGTCTAAAGTATGTGGTTGTTCTCCAGAGTATATTGCTCTAATAAATTGGTGGCAAAATAATCTATAGAAATGTTTCAAATCCTTATTTTTTTTATTTGTAGAATGATTATATACTACATAGTATCTGTTGTTATACGCAGCTAATTGAAAATCTACATCTAACAAATAAGATAAGTTTTTTAAATATAACTGAATAGTATGTATAGTAGGTTCATCAAAAATTACATTACATATTTGTGAAGCAGTATCAGGAAATTTTACTAAATCTTTAGTGTTTAAAAATGCGCAACAGCCATACTCAGCAAGTACACCACTACCAAATACTTTATCAAGTTTAGTAATAATTCCATCAACTACAGTAATATTACCAGCAATGATTTGGGAACTACTATGTTTTGGACTTAAATACCTTATTCCATGCCTCATTCTTAATAAGTACTCTTCTTTATTTGTTTCTTTACTTATATCATAAAAATATTTATTTGCCACTGTTTGCACTTTTTTTTGTACAGCAACAGGGTCTTTTGTAACAATAGTCATTAAATTTTGTATATATGGTATGTACTTTGATTTTAAATTTATAATAGAAATATTACTATTTCTGGGTTCTATTATAGCTCTATATATACATATGAGAGACAAAGTATCTATTTTAGAAGAAAGATACCGTACTCTTACTAAGAATATAGAAGACCATAATAGAGATGTAAAAGAGTTAAAAGTTACTATACAGCAAAATACTGAAGCTATTATAGAACTAAAAACTGTATTAAACGTATTATTAAATAATATAAAAGATAAATAAAATGCTAAACTTTCTAAAAAACTTCAATAAGCCAACTCCAAAATGGGCTCAAGTTACAGGTGATACCGCTTTAATAGTAGGTACCATTGTTGGAATCGTAGGATTCTTTCCAGTAACAGGTACTTTAGGTACTATTTTATCAGTAGCTGGATTTTCAACAGCCGCTGTTACTAAAATATTATCAAAGCTATTTGTTGATTATAATTCAGAATCTATTAAAAAACTAGCTGAGACTATTACTAGTACTAGTATGACAGCTAAAGAAATAGTAGAAGAATTAAATAAACTAAAATCTGAGATTAATGCCAAGTAATATTTATATAACAGCAGGGCATGGAGGTACAGACCCTGGAGCTATAGGTAATGGACTTAAAGAAGCTGATCTTACTCTAGAATTAAGAGATTTAATTATCTCTAAAATAAAAAATAAAAAAGTATATTCAGATGCTAATACTGACCCTTTAGCAAAAGTATTAAATTGGCTTAGATCTAAAATATCTATCAATGATTTAATTATTGATATTCATTTTAACGCAGGAGTAGCTTCAGCTAACGGAACTGAAGTACTAATACCGGCTAAATCATCTACTTTTGAAAAAGAATTAGCTCTCAAGCTGTCTAACACTATTTCAACAACTCTAAATATTAAAAATAGAGGTGTCAAAACAGAGTTAGATTCAGCTAGAGGTAAAATAGGAATACTAAATATTAACTGTGAAAACATATTAATTGAAGTATGTTTTATAAGTAATATTAATGATATTACTAAATACCAAAAAAATAAAGAGATATTAGCTACTAATATAGCTAAGATTATTGATGAATTAGCTTAAAGCAAGCAATTTATCTATTACAGCAGGAGAGCTAACTGGTGCAAAAAACAGCTCTTTTTCATTATAATGCTTTAAATAAGTTACACCTACTTTATTAGAAGCTGAAACTACTCTATAAGCTATATTTTTAACATCTGCTGGTGATTCTAATAAATTAAAGTTAGAATCAAAGTACTTAGTTGCTGTTTGTTCCATTTACTGGTTCTTCTGTAGTTTTAGGTTGGGCAAGAATTTTATTTTCAGAAGCTAAATAGTCTACAACTAGTCTTTTATGAACAGAGTAGTTTTCTATTTGGCTTCTTTTTTCTTCAGCTCTTTTCATAACTCTCTCTGATATATCTACTCCTGTAAGCTCTCTAATAGCTTTTTTAGTACAATGAATTCTAGCTATTACATCTCCCATTTCTTCTACTAATTTATCTATTAGTTCATCATTAACAGCTTTTTCTTTAGTTACAGCTTTAATACAAACTTCACTAAGCTCAGTAGCTTCTTCAGCTAATTTTAGTATTTCAAATTTTAAGTCCATATCTTAATGGGTAGTAGCTCGTGCGTCTCTAATAAACATAGAAGTCAAAACTTTAGTGCCTATCTCACTTAAAAAGGTGTGCACTCCTTCTTGATGTACTAAATGCTCTACTTTTTTTTCTTTTTTTACATATGGATGATTAACAAATTCATTCCATACTTTAGGCATCTTAGTTCTTACATTATCTATAATCTCTTTTTTCAATTTAGGATGATGCTTATTATTTACTTTTTTTATTAACCTAGCTAGAGCTATAGCAGCTCCAACTGCTCTTCGTCTACCTATTTCTTTATTGGCTTCCCAATCTTTAATACTAGCAATTGCTGATGCTGTAATTATAGGTACATCAACTTTTTTTTCATCTTCTACTAGTACATCTGCTAATATAGCTTCAGTTTTACGTGTTTCAAAGTCATGCTTAAAGTATAACTTTAATCCCAACATAGTCTTTTCCATTTTAATGAAATTTGTTTTTGTTTAATAAATAATTAGACTTTTCTTCAATTGAAGATACGCTATGGCCATCCACAGTGATATCATATACATGCCCATATTTATCATGAGCAATAGCTTTGATATCATTGATAATTTGCCCTTGCGTTTTTTTTACTAAAAATAAAGGGGTAATCTTAAATGGAATTGATTTACCATCCTTGATTACCCTCACGTTAGTGTCAAGAGATATCTTGACTTTCTGGTACCCCATAGTTGATTATGATTTTTAGTTTTTGTGTTTCTTTGTGTCTTATAAGTATAGAAATGTATTTATACAAATCTGCACTTGACACCGATGTATATCTTTTTATCGGATTAATGATAATTCCATCAGGTCTAACTATCTTATTATGCTCTGTGGCTGTTAGTTCGACGTCTATTTGAGCACAAAAAACATTATCATTATAATTTGTTGGGGCGTTTATTTCTAAAGAAACAATAGAATCAGAATAGTACATATCTCTGACTCTTTTAACCTTATCAATTACTTCTTTAACTGAATTAATAAAAATATTATTATACTCAGCTGTAACATTTCTAATACTACTATCCATAACTAAAAATTAAGTACACTATTCGTTTGTTATAAAGCCTAAAGCTTTAAATATATCACAAATAGTTTCATAAAAAATCATTATCAATTCCATTATGCTGGCACTTCTACTTTATTTTTTAGATGCTCTAGCTCATTAATTTTTTCTTGAAGCTCTCTATGGTATGCAGCAATATTTACTAACTTTGCTTTAGTTTTGGTGATTTCACTATTGATTTCATCAATTTGCAAAGGAATATTTGGCATTTTGTCGTTAACTTGATTGATGTTTTCAGGGTTTTGCATAATCTTTGTACTTGTTAGGGTGAGACTTTTTAATTCTAGAGATTTCTTTTGATAGCTTTTTGTCAGCTTTTTCAAAAGCATTAGGTTTTCGTTTTCTTGGCCACTCAAATGTTTCTTCTTTTGGTATATATACTAAAGGTTCTTTTTTATTATTAAATAATAAATTAAAGGCTAACCTTGTTTCGTTGTGATTACCACTGAAGTGATTTTTGAGTAGCCATTCAGATTCCTTAGATAATGGTTTTGGTATACCATCTTCTACTTCTATTAATGGAAACAATCGGTATTCACTAATATGCATTTACCATCCTGACTTTAAGTCAGATATAGCAACTATCTGTGATGAATAATTTAGGTAATTTTCCCAATCTCCACCACAAATAGTTACTATACTAACTCGTTCACTGTCTATTATTTTTGCTACCCTACATTTATCGTAGTGTGAACTACCATAATGTTTGGGTTGATAAATTAATTTATCTCCAACAGCTATAGACATAATTAAGAATCGTACTTATTGAAATAAGCTAAATCTGTACCATAAAAACTACGCATCCATTTTATAAATGATATTCTAGCTCTATCTGGTTGCTTAGATAAAATTCTTAAATAATCATTCATGCATTGTTTCCAATGTGTATAATGCTTAATTTGATTATTTTTCATAATACCAGCAAAGTTATTATGCTTAATAAATGCTTTAGAACTTAAATTAGCTGATTCACTTTTAATTTGATGCATAATTAATATGGAATCTGGGTGTCCACTAAAATAATTAGAAATAGACTTCATTATAGCCTTTCTATTTTCTTTAGTTTTACTTTGAGCAACAACTATATCACGTTTCATTTTAGCTATAGTAGAATCTATCCTATCTAAAGTAGAATCTATTTTATCTAATCTGAGCTTTATATTATCTTCTCTTGCTGATTCAGTATAAGCTTTATCCATATAATCCCCAAATGCAAATAATGCAATAATAATTGCAAAAATACACGCAAATAACAAAATACTTTTCATAAGGTTTAAATTTAAAATTGGTTTAATTTATTAGTAAATTTAGCAATTATAGTTTTAGCTATAGCATCTAAGTCTTTTGATTCTTCCAAACTTAGTACTATCAAATCTTCTATTTCTTGCTGATGCACGCGTCTTGTAGGAGATAGCGCTTTATCGTTGAAAAAAGCATTAAAAGGAGGACAAGTGCCCAAACTAACATTTTTAATTCCACATAAATCTAAATAAGCTTTATGTATTTTACCGTCTTTAGTTTTAAACCACTCATTAACAATTTTATCATACTCCAAATTATATTTTGCATTTCTCAAAGCATTAATTTCTAACATTAGCTTTCTTGCTAATGCCTGAATTACTATTTTATTTACTTTCATGTTTTTTAGTTTTTTAAATTAATCGCAATCAATGTATGTATTTTTTTCATGATACATCCTTCGTATACACTCATAATTAAGGTGAAACTCTAAAAAAGATATTATATTTCTAGAGATTCTAATATATTCTGCAAAAATTTTAATTTTAGCATGACGATCTAAATTATTCCACCAAGCTAGTATTTCTTTTTTCATCAGTTACATGTTTATAATTGTACCATCGAGAGTCATAAATAATGTTAAACTTCTTCGAAGAACTCATTAGTACTTCACTTAATGGTAGATGGAAGAATACCAAATTATCTCTATCTGCATAATAGGATAAAGATAGTATTGGGCAATCTCCAAATACCCATTTTTGATTCTCATAAATGCTATGATACCTAGTTAGCTTCTGATTTTTAATAGTATTAACTAATGTCTCACAAATTTCTAAAGAAGAATCTGTTAAATTATAGTTAATAAACACTAGATTATCATAATCAAATACTATGATAGCACTTTCTTTTAATTTAGGATTACACTGTGCTTGTGGCTGAGCTTTTGCAGTAGATATTGACACTAAAAACACTATTAATAATGTTATTAATGTTAATACTGCAATTAAAGCTACTTTAGTAATTTTACTCATTTAATTTTAATTTAAAGGGTTAAGTTTTTAATATACATTCACTTGTGCCATTAACAATTTTTTGCCAATGGTCTTCTTCATTTTTTGGCCAAGAAAACCCATTTTTTATAGCATGGGCAAGGGAGATTGGGTTATGATACTGATTAGCAAAATTATAATTCCAATTTTCTTTAGCTTTTTTAGCTATTTCTGGTTTTAACTTATCATAATACTTAAAATAAGTTGCTTTAAGGCGAGTTTTTTCATCTGCTACAGATTTGTCTAACAAAGAGCTCATAATAATAAAAGGTTAAAAGTTAATTAAAATTAAAGTTTCAGATTACTTACTAAATATGTAAAATTACATATTATAGTAAAAAATAACCCAACTGCAAAAACGGGTATTCTAATATCAGGATTCCATGCAGTAATATCAAAATTAGCACACATTAAAGAACCAAATACATAACATAATAATAAAGCAACTAAAGTAATTATTACTGCATTACAAATTATAGGTTTTATTTTCATGTTTAAAATACATTTAATTGTTTAACAAGATTTGTTGCATCATAATTATAAAAACTACCTTTAAGAGTATCTTTATAACTGTTAGTACAATAAATACCATCGAAATATTTAGCTAACTCACTATATCCATTTGGTTTTCATCTTAATACTTTTTCAGTTAATTTAATATCCATTATTGGTTTAGAATTTTCATTACCATAAGGGCCACTTCCTTTCCAATCTTTAATACTTATTTCAATATTATATTTGTCAGAGTTTTTATCAATAAACTCTTGTATTTCTTTTAAAAATTCTTTCATACATGCTTATAGATTAGGTATTATTTTCATTTTTATTCATGTTATTCTTTTATAATTTGACATTCAGAAACATCATATGTTTTGATTATATGCTCATCTTTGTCTGTTAACACTAAATCTATGTTTGTACCATAATATCCATTGTTATAACCGTGCCCTGGAATTTTAACAGAATACCCAGTAATTGGTATTAATTCTATTCCATACTCAGGTACTTTTTTGAAAAAGTTATCATTTGATAAATCAAACTCTAAAGTTTCAAAATCATTTAAGGTTAAGTCATCAAATGTTAGTGAGTGACTTTCACAGCAATCTTGACTATGTGTAGATGATAATTTAGTACCATCATCAAATGTTAAACCATATTGGTCTACATTTATTACTTTTGTTTTCATACGTACTTATGGATTAAAAATTCCTTTTTTACACTAATAATATACTGTTCTCCATCGTCATTTGTTGTTACAACACTAGGGCATCCTGATGTAGTAAATGAATGTATAGTTCCTAATTGTAGCTTAGAACTATATGGAGCTTTAAATACTATGATATTTCCTATACTAGGCTGATTGCCTAATATATCTAGGTGTATCTCACTTTTCATTACATTAATTTAATAGATACGAAAAACAATACCCATCTTATTATAGTTAATATCATTTCAGGTTCACTTCCAAAAAAAGTGCCCCCTTTAATAGAATTTCTTTTATTTTCTGCATACTCATCAGTAAATAATAATGCAAAAGATATAATAAACAATACTATAAATACCCAAAAATAGCATTGGGCTGCATACTGAATTAATTCATTTGTGTTCATAAGTTTTTTTCGTTAATGTTGTTGTTAATTAAATTATGTGTAAATTCTTCTATTGATGGATTACCACAACTACAATCAATAGTATGTCCACAATAGCATATTTTTTCATTTTTAGGTTGCTTATTCCTTTTAATAATAAATTCATTATAAACCTTTAATTTATTAACTAAATCATCACTACTAAATAATAATTTAAGTCTATCTAATATAAATCCAGGTTTAGTCATCCTATTCAAAATCTTTAAAATGAGTAATGTTTTCTGTCTTCAAATAGCTAGGCAATTCTTTACCAGGATTTTGTAATTTAAAATACTCCTGTCTATATTTTAATAAATCCATAAGTCTATTAATTATAATAACTATATTAGTAGATTGGCCTACAATATTGTTTGAGGCTATTCTAGTTTCTAGTGAAGAAATAATTGCTGTTAATTCGTCTATTCTAGTCATTGTTTTTAGTTTTTAGTTTAATTTAGCACCCTTTTTACCAATCTCAGGTTATTAGCCCAATGATAAAAGTAGGGTCACATAGATATAAGTTACGACGATTATATCTATTTGCTGGGAACTAGTTCTTGCATCTCATTAGCTTTCTATAACAAAGCCTCCATTTTCCCAAGTGGAATGCAAGTCTGCCATTACTGACAGTATTTTATGAATTATAGTTTGCTTTATCATTACCTTAAAAGCTCGTTTATAGAGTCTTCTATTAAGCTAATATCAAACTCTGGACGTTTTATAATTCAAAGGACTTCTATAACCTTACACACAGCTTATGTATTATACTGTATGGTTTTTATGATTGTTCTCTACTACATACAGTACATCTATAAGTAATTCTATCACCAACTTTTTTAGTAGTTGGATTAAAAATTCTTTGGTGCTTACCGTATGTTTTATCTTGGTATTCATGCTCACAAGAGCATTTCATTATTTTTGTACTCATAATTGTTTTAGTAAATAATAAGTTGTAAATAACTGTACATAATGCAATATTTGGTCAAAACCTACTGATACAAAGAAATTATGCCAATTTTCTCCTTTAGGGTAATTCTAAAAAGTTTTATTTCCTTCGCCATTATTTAAAACTATATTCCATCTTTCAGGAACTAATTTACTATTTAATCTACTAGTAAAATAGTCTGTTATAGTATGGCATATAAATGTAATTAATACAAAGTATAATATAACTAATAAATTGGATGTTGGTTGAAAAGGAAAATCTTTGAAACTAATTGCTAAATAAATAAACCCAACAATTCCCCATAGTGAACTATAACTAAGAGTATGTTCCAATAAATCGCCCCAATTCTTACTCTTACCTTTAGCTTGCTTATCTGTTTGTAATACAAAGTCAGCAATCCAATGTACTATAAGTATTACGAATATTTCTAGTAATGTTAGCATAATTTTGATTTTACAAGGTGTTTTAATTTGTTAGTATAATGGACATTAATCATTGTTTCAAAAACATTTGGTGGAGTAATAATATCATTAATAGATAAACATGGTTTATTCATTAAAATATATTCTTCAGTTGCTTCTTTAGTTGAGAAACTTCTTTGTTGTACTTCTTTATATCTTAAACTACCATAATTTTTGGAAGCAATATCTAAAATAATAGGGAACCCTATTTTTTCAGCTTGTACATTTACTGATGAGTATACCCAAACTTTATCACCTTCATAAATATCAACTCCATCCACAGATTTAAATAGTGGTTTACACTTATTAATTAAATGTAAATGTCTACCATATTGTGTTCCAGGGTATCTTTTATCTAGTAAAGAAAAATGAGTATGTTCTATCTTTAATTGATTATCTTTAATTTCAAAACCATAAATAATACATATACCTTGCCCTACTAATTCACTTTCTACTTTATCCCCAACTGTAAATACTTCCCCATCAGATACTCGTTTAACTGAATGAATAGCAAATACTTCTAAAGTTGATTCTTGACTATTTCTGTCACTATAATAATCCCAACTCTTATGCGGTGTTTTAAATTTTATAAAACCATTTTCAATTTTTGCTTCTACTATTTGATTGCATTTAAAACTATGTAGCCATCCATCTGGTTTTTTATATATTAAAGATAGTATCTCATACTCTTTTTCAATAATTTCTTGCCAGAATTCAGGTTGATTTTCTACTAAATCCTTTAGAATTGGTAGTTTACTGCCTTCTGATAAATAACTTCCATAACCTTTACCCAATGACATATAGTCTACAGTAGTTCCTAACTTAGGACTACCTGGGTATTCTTTAATAAGTTTGTATTTTTTAGTCATTTTATTTCTTTTTAAATTGTTCAAACCATTCGTCATTTTCTTTCATATCATTTCTATCAATGTATTGAGATATAAAAGTTTGTAAATAAGAAGTATGGTGTTCTAATATTTCTAAAACTTCTTCCTTACTATACATTCTTTCAGCTTGCCATTTAGCACCTTCAATAAAAGCACAATATTCAACTCCTAAAGTATAGTCTTGTTTTTTAGCGGCTTCTTCAAGTGTTTCTTGTTTAGGTTCTTCTTTTGGAATGATGATTTTGTATTCAATTTCAAAATTAGAAATTAAACCCTTGAAAGGATAAGGATAATTAGTTGCGATTAAATTTCCATTTGGACCTATTGGATAAGCATTAAATTTAACACTCTCACAACTTGGATTCTCAACAAACCATTCAAGGAACTCATCATCAATAGCTTGAACTCCATCTTTGATTAAATCTTGGTCTGTTGTTAGGATGATTTTTTGTCTATCCAATTTTGGAGATTTTAAATCACTAATTTTTTTATTTATTCCAATTATTTCATCATGATACCAATCTTCTTCTTTAATCTCTTCATTAGAAGTGATGTAGATGTTTCTACAATTCACTAATTGAGGTGATTTTGAAAAATGTAGTTTACCTTCGAACACATATAGATTAGTTACTGTATCTGTTGGTAGTAAATGAATGTTTTTCATTTCTTTAATAAGATTAAATAATTTTTATTAACATCTAATTCGTTAGCTTGAATTAGTGATTGTAGAGATTCTTTAGCTGTTGGATAATAACCATCTACTTTTTTTATAGGAAGCCATTGAACACAAATTTTATCAGAAAAAGAATATATAAAGTGTTTTTTACCTATAATACTTTCAGCTTGTTCTTCTGTAATATCTTTTGTCGTAAATATTACTTGATAACTTTCCTTATTATTTTTAGACACTTTTATACTCTGTAAAGCTAAATATGGTTCTAATCTTGGTTCAAAACTTACATATAAACCAGCTCCATCCATTATTAATTTTTCTCTAAAAGAATGTGGATTATCAGGTATTTCTACAAATAAATAAATTTTATTTTGTAATTTTATTTCTTTCATATTAATTCTTTTAAAATGTAATCAAATGCTGCTGAGTAGGCTTCTTGAGGTGCGGAATAATATAAGGGTTTTGGTTTTATATCTTTATCAACATTTTCCCAAGAATTAAAAATTGATTTACCTGTAGGAATCTTACTTATGTCAAAAATACATTTATTGTTTTTTTCTCCATAATAACTTTCCTTACCTATGTAATTAACACTAATCCAAATACCATGATTAACCCTTAACCATTCAATTGCTTTCCATTGTTCAGGTCTTGCTAATACGTTATCATCTCCTCTATTTAAAAATTGTGTTAATGGTAAGTTTATACAATAATCTATATTATGAGTTTTCCAATCATCAAATGTTATGTATGAACTATAAGTTATTTCATCAAATCCTTTCTTTTTGAGCCATTTAGCTTGTTCAAAGGTTACGTATGTTGTTTTTATATTGCTCATATTTTCTTTTGATTGTAAAGTTTAGCGAACTCAGATACAGCTATAAATGTAGCTTCTTTTTTATTTTTACCATGAGTATCAGTAAAAAATGCAGCATGGAAATTTTCAGGGTCAGTTCTTAATTTAGTGCCTTGCATAGTACAATTATTAGAACTTATATGAACACCAATATACCCATGAAATTCATACTTTAGTCTTTCTATAAATTCTACAGCTTCCATAAGCATATTCCAATTAATATGAAAAGCTAACTCACTATAAATTTCATTATTATATCTATAATTATTAGAATGAGGATCATATTCCATATCTAACATTATAGATATTTCTTTATTGCGCTCTTGTATTTCTTTCTGTTTCATACTACTTAATACTATCTAATGAATAAGAATTCTTTATTATTTTACCAATCTCAAGGTCTTCAACAATATATTTAGCTCTATTGGCTACTATATCTATATCAGCATTGTTTTGCCATAGTAGAATCTCAGTTTTTTCACTTGCTTCTTTTAATGCCTTTTCAACATGAAGCTTTGCAAATTCTACCATTACCCTAGGAATATATTCTTCGTGTTCTATGAGATGATTTTTATGATTAGATAAAAATTCCTCAGCTGCTGGTATATGTGCCATTATTTAATATTAGTTAATGGATAACAATCTTTCAGAGCATATACAACATCTTCATAAGATACTGTATCGGTGGATGAACCAGATGGAGCTTCTTCTATACAAGTTTTAATAGCAGCTTGAACATGCAATTTAGTAAACTCAATCATAAAATCAGATGTTTGCCATCCTTCTTCAAAATGTTGGTCTATAAATTCTTCTGCTGTTGGTATTTCATTCATAATCCAGGGATTTTAAACATATTAAAAAGGTTAAAATAAAGTTACAATACCATTACTGGTTAATCCAAAAGAAAACTTACCATCAGTAACACAAGATGCATTAATAAAAGTAGTATCATTTCTAAAGAATAAACCTTGATTATTACAATCATTATTATCATGAATATGCCCAAATATATGTAATTTAGGTTTAACACGCATAACATGATTATATAGAGCTCTACAGCCACAAAATTCTAATCTATTATCTTCTTTATAGGCTAAATCCAAAATACTTTTTGGGGGCCCATGGGTAATCAAAATATCTGTATTATCAGGTATTTCTTTCCAATAATTATCTAATCTATCTTTGTTAACATTAAATGCCCAATTACGAAAAACTGGTGTATAAGGGCTACCAAATATATTAATACCTTCAATATTAACTGAAGTATGTTCTAAATATATAATGGATTCAAATTTCTTAATATCTATAGACTTATTTTCCATAGATATATCATGATTACCGGCTACTAATATTTTATATTTTACTGATACACTATTAAACCAATCTAAAAATTCTAATGCTTCTGGATGATTAAATATAGGGCTTTTGCTATGACTAAAATCACCAGCATGAATAATCGTATCTATATCATCTGCAAATTTTAGGTCTTTATGAAACCTATGAGTATCACTAATACAATGTATTTTCATAGTAGTAATTAATATATATAATATAAAGCAAGGTAGTTAGAACCCCAAAAATAAACTAAACTATTTAGATGAGTCATTAACTAAACAATTTAATTTATGAACTAACACCTTGCTTTATACTATACTAAAAAATTATACCTGTAGAGGTACGTTAGGAGAAGCTACTGGATTAGCTACTGCACTAGGAGCTCCTGCTTCAACACCAGCTTCTACTTGAACCTGACGATTAGCAAACGCACGATTTACAGCTGCTTCAAATCTGTCTGTATCAGTAGTTTTAACTCCTAATACCACAGTTGTGTAACTAGTTACAGTACGAACTTCCCCAGTTAACTCCCCATTTTCATCACGAAGAGGGATATCGTATGGTTCTACAGTTTTAGTAACTATATCTCCATAAAATGCCCCCCCAGCTTTTGGATTGCTTCTATCATAAATAGGAGCATTGAATCCTAACTCAGTTTTACCATCTAAATAACTTTCCTCATACACATTAGTTTTGGTAACAATAGCTTTGGCTTCAACCATAACCTCGATACCATCAATTACTTCTAATCCACTTTGTGAACCATGTTTAGTTAGTTCAATAGTTTTGTAGATTTTTCCATTTTTGTCCTCTTTAATATCGGACTCATCTGTTTTTAACAGGATTACTGCTTTTACTTGGTTTTCCATTGTTTTTTAATTTAAAAGGTTTACTTGTTTTTGCTATTAACCCCTAATAGCGTGGGAATTAAGGCTTACACCCCAAATATCTTTACGGTTTTATTGTTTTTTTCTTGTTTTATTTGATTTAATTGTTTTAACCCATGTAATACTAACTTTTTTTCATTAATTTCATTCATAACTACTTTAATAGCATTTAACTCTATTATAGTATCTGTTTCATTAATTAAGAAGTAAAAGTTATATATATTAGGCATAGGCATTTTTTCATAAGCATATATCATATAATATGTAATAATATAATAATTTAATAATCTGTAATATACGCAAGTAAAGCTTATAGTATAGGTCTCTGGTTACCATTAACTATAAGCTATTACTATACGTATTAGTGGGCCTGAAGGGACTCGAACCCCTGACTTAAACATTATGAGTGTTTCACTCTAACCATCTGAGTTACAAGCCCTAATTAGTGTTTTTTAGAAATTAACTCCAAGTTCTACGAATACAAACATACCATCTGCCCCAACTACGAACCTACCGTAGAATTGAGAACAGAGTAGAAAGTCATTAAAGCTACTAATGAGATAAATACCTGGTACTATCTCTTCTGGGAAATCTAAGAAATACATAATATAAATAAATAAGGTTATTTATTGCTCTTATTTCTATGGTATTGATTTCTAAAAAATAAATATTACCAGGCAGCTCACCTAATTAAAGGGAACACAACTCCTGGTAATACTCAAATAAAACCCTGATACTAAGTAAAGTATTTGACTTTTCAAACACCTATTCATACTATATGTACCCATGAAACTAATTTTCAACTACCGTAAAGAACTGCAATATTTAAGCTGGCACTATAATATGTTCTCTTAGAAAAGTTAATCTTCTGCGACCAGCTTCTCCAATAAACATATCATACAATCGACTAAAAGAATCTGATGCTCTTTTACAAATAAATACTATATCTACAGTTACATCTTCTTTAGTCTCTAAATCTTTGCCAATTACTTGTATTTTATCACCTTCTTTTAGATTTTTGTAATCTTCAGAGGTAATAGGTATATACTTTTTATTATCTATAGTTATCATAATTTTACATTTTTAAAGTTTTAATTGGTTTAGCACCCTCTTGTCTTATTACTAACTGAAAGTCCATTTCTGGATGATAAGTTTCATAAGAGTAGGGTCACGTAGGTAAAGCAATTACTCGTCACTTGGTTAATCTGTAATACATAAAGTAGCTAGTCTTGCTCCAAGACAGACTCTAGCATATTATTATCTTTAACTACTTGCTGAGAACTCATTTGTGCTGGACAGATAGCATTGGGGTTCTGTCTACTCACTTATTCACTACTTTCTCAAGGTAGCAGCACATCTAGGATTACTCCGAATAGCTGACACCAACATATAAAATGTTTTGTGCCATTGTTTCATCTTGTCAATTCAGGATTAGTATCTTTGTGTAAATAAATGTCATAACTTCATTTTGTAGCGGAAGCCACTATCCAACTACGACATATTTACAATGGATCAATGTTTAGCCGTTTTTATGAATTATAGTATGCTTGTGGAACTATATTAATCTCACCCGTTTTACAAGATATAGAGAATTCATAAATAAATTATCTCCTCTGCACTACAGTTGTAACCTATGTTTATTTATAGGAAGTCATTGCCTTTATATGGCATTTACAACTGCTATCCCAAAAGATTAGTGCAAAGGTGATAATTATTCTTCGAATCTATCATCGTCTTCATCAGACATATGAGATTCATTAAACTCATTAGCCATATCACCTCTTAAAACAAAGTTATTAACTGCTTTAATATGTTTTTCTTTTTCAAGTTTTTCATTTAAAGCAGTTTTTAATCTGTTTTTATTTTTGATGATTAGTTTTAACACATTACGAAGGTGGTTAATATCCATATCATCTACAGATATTAACTCACCATTACGTTGTTTCCAGTAAACTATTTTTTTAGCACTCATTTGATTGATTTTCTAAAGAGTTAAGTTCACACTCGTTTTGTAAATCTTCCATGTGATTACCCCAGTCAATATACATAGCAACTGTTGGTGGAATTTCAATAAATCCTTTACCAGCTATCATATAATGAATCATTTCATCAGTATCAATAATAATATCTCCTACTGATGTACTTCTTTTACCTAAAGAAGCATATCTTTCAGAAAAATCATTTTGAGAAAGTTTAAAAGCTTGTTCTAAAGATTCACAATCAATTGAACATATTTGTTCAAATTCATACAAACCTCTTTCCATATTGTGATTTAATGAACCACCAACGGGATGTAAAATTTTAAAGTTTTTCATTTTGTTTTGCATATTATTACAACTTGCCAGTTGCTTGTTAATTACTCTTACATTTATTGGTAGTAAGATTCACCGAAATTATAATACATAATTGTAATACATAGTTTGTTATCCTTGCATTTAAGCAGTATGCATCACATTATAGTATTACAACTATGCATTATAAAACACCTAAAACTTTAATAACATTGTAGATGTACTTGTTTTTTAATACAAGACCTGTTATTATCAAAGAATTAGATGTATATTATTTGTTTACAGCCATAACAAACAGTGTATTACTTTTAAAAGTGTAATACTTATAACAATGCTGACTTTACAAGTCCCTCTGCACTCAGTTGTAATACTTCATTGTGTAACATCTTATTCAGACATACTAATCATGTAT